GCAAAAACAAGCTGATGCTCATCAATTGGAAATGCTCGCCGCACAGGCTCAATATGCAGAGCAACTTTCAAAGTTGAAAGTGCAGGAGCTTGATGCTCAAGCAGAAATCGAAGAAACCAAGGGACTTTACGCGCATGATAGAAGTATCGATTCTGGCAAATTTATCAACACTTTGCGTGGTTCTGTGCGCCCTGTTGTTACTTACCTCTTCTTCTTAATGTTCTCAGCCACAAAAGGAACGCTGATCTATGCAATGATCGTCAACCAGAACCTGGATTGGACGATTGCCGTGGATATGGCGTGGGATCAGGAGACGGCGGCAATTTTTAGTGCAATTTTGGCATTTTGGTTCGGGAATCGGGCCATGTCGAAAGCCAGGGCGTGGCAGATTGAGAAAAACGGGCATGAGGACATGGTTGATCAGCCTTTTTTGGCTTTTTATGATTATAGGAGTGATTTTCCTCCTTATGGCTTGTCAAGTAACAATACCCGTCGATTTTGGGAAAATTGGAGGACTTTAGGTGGACGGCATTTTACTGGCCCAGCATCTTAACAAGATGATAGACGAACGAAGGGCCAGGATTAGTGAAATGCTCTTGAGTGGCTCTATCAAAGATATCAGCGAATACAAACAATTGGTTGGTTCTATTGAAAGTTTAGATTATATAAGAGATGAAATAAGAGAAATCCTGGACAAGACAGAGGAATAAAATGCCAGAAGCAACACAAGACGACACGGTCGTATCTTTAAAGGATGCCTATGTAGCCGTCGAGGAGAAGGTCCTTGATCCCGACAAAATAGAGGACTCCTCATTGGAGCGACTTCCCCAGCCTACGGGTTGGCGCTTGTTGATCCTGCCGTATCGTGGAAAGGGAAAAACCGAAGCCGGGATATTTTTGCCGGATAGCGTGGTAGATCGTGAAGCGGTAGCCACGGTGTGTGGTTACGTTTTACGTATGGGACCTTTGGCGTATAAGGACGAGGAAAAATTTCCCAACGGCCCCTGGTGCAATGAAAAGGATTGGATCATTTTTGGAAGATATGCGGGCGCTCGTTTTAGGATTGACGGTGGCGAGGTACGCATATTGAACGACGACGAAGTCATAGCCGTCATACAGGACCCTGAAGATATCCTGCATATTTAACATGGAGAAGTCCCATGCCTGAATCTAAAGAGCCTTTAGTCGATCTTCCAAGTGAAGGAGATCCCGTATCCGTTGTAATAGACGAGGAACCTGTCCAGGTTGAAAGTGGAACCGTTGCTGTCTCCCAGGAGGACGATTCCGACGAGCATGTGGACTACAGCAAAAAGGTTCAAAAGCGCATCGACAAGCTGACCAAAAAGGTGCGTGAGGCTGAACGGCAGCAAGAAGCTGCAATCCATTTTGCCCGCAACGTCCAACATGAAAATTCGCAGCTTAAAACCCGCGTCAATAGTTTGGACGAAGGGTATGTGAGCGAGTACGGAGACCGGATTGCCTCGCAGTCCGAAGCTATTTCCAAGGATCTGGAAACAGCCATAGCGACCAACGACACCACGGCTCAAGTCGATTTGAACAAGAAGTTGGCGCAGTTGGCGGTTGAAGAAGAGCGGGTACGGGCGGCGAAAGCGGAACAGGCCCGTTTGCAACAAATGGCCGCGCAAGCAGCTACGCAAGCACCCCCGCAAGCGGCTCCTCAAATGCCGCAAGCTCCGGTTCGCCCTGATCCAAAGGCCGAAGCGTGGGCTTCCGATAACGATTGGTTCGGTGAAGATGAGGCTATGACGTTCGCAGCTTTCGGAATTCACAAGAAACTGATCGAAGAGGAAAACTTTGACACAAATACCCCTGCATACTATGCTGAAATCGATAAACGAATTCGGGAAGCTTTTCCTCATAAGTTCAATGGAGGAGCAGATATTCCCATTTCAGAAGGACGCCGTCCTCAACAGGCCGTCGCCTCTGCCACTCGTTCTAGCAAAGCTGGACGCAAAACAGTGAGACTTTCTCCTAGCGAAGTAGCGATTGCTACGAAGCTGGGTGTTCCATTAGATGAGTACGCGAAACACAGCCTACGACTTAAAGAAGCAACGTGATGGAGAATGGTATTATGACTGATACAACGACAGATCGGACTCCACGCGCTTCCAAGACTCGCGCTTCCAAGACGGCGCGTAAACCTTGGGCACCCCCGTCTTTATTAGACGCGCCTGATCCACCAGAAGGCTTTGTACACCGTTGGATAAGAGCCGAAGTTAGGGGTTTTGATGATCGTAAGAATATTTCCGCCAAACTGCGAGAAGGGTGGGAATTGGTGCGAAAAGAGGAATACCCTGATTTTGAGGCTCCGACTATGGACAGCGGTAAGTATGAAGGTGTCTTTGGAGTGGGTGGGTTGTTGCTGGCTCGCATCCCGATTGAGACCGCTGAAGAACGGAAGGAATATTTTCGGCTACAAAGTGCCGATGCTATGCAAGCCGTTGACAACGATCTTATGAAGGAAAGCCAGCATCATTCGATGGCTATTCAGAAACCTGAACGCCAATCGCGTGTATCATTTGGTGGTCCTAGCAAAAGTGAATAGGATCTCTTTTTTGTAACCTCTGCTTTGTTTAAGGAGCAAATGGTATGGCTAACACTCAAAAGGCGTTTGGAATGCGTCCCATTTCGATGGAAGGGACGGGTTCCAACACCACTGGGTTTTCCAACTATACCATGTATGAAATTGCTAACGGAAACACTAACGCGATTTACCAGGGTATGCCCGTCATTCCTCTTGCTACCGGTTATATTGACCGATGCGGAGCAGCGGCTGGCGGTTCGGTAAGTCAACTTGGTGTGTTCTGGGGCTGTCAATACGTGGATTCGACAACCGGAAAACCCACTTGGAAAAACTATTGGCCCGGTTCCGGTGCCGATAGTAGTCACCCCATTAGAGCGCAAGTCTATGACAATCCTAGTCAGGTCTTTCTGATTTGTTCAGATGCGTCTCTAACGACTAAGGCTACTTTACGAGGGCATGTTTTTGCTAATGCGCCCTTTAGTTCAGTGTCTAATTATGGGGCACAAGATGGCTCGACTACGACAGGACTATCTGCGGCACAGTTAGGTGTGGCAGGTATCAATACTACCAATACTCTTGCGATGAGAATTCTGGGTTGGAATGAAGATCCCGACAATCAGGATTTCACGGCTTCGGGCATTGGAGTAATGGTGCGGTTTAATAATCACTTCAACGCTGGTGCCTCTTCAGTTAATGCCGGTACTACTATTTCGACAACCGGCTTGTAGGAGGGCTGACACATGGCTATTTCACGCGCACAACTTGTTAAAGAGCTAGAACCCGGCCTTAACGCTTTGTTTGGTCTTGAGTACGATCAGTATGACGACGAAAGCAGGATGATTTTCGATATGGAAACATCCGACCGTGCTTTTGAAGAAGAGGTCATGCTGAGTGGCTTTGGAGCCGCCCCGACAAAGAGCGAAGGCACTGCTGTTACTTATGACGATGCACAGGAAGTCTACACGGCTCGTTACACGATGGAGACGATTGCTTTGGCATTCTCCATCACGGAAGAGGCTGTGGAAGACAACCTGTATGATCGTTTGTCTGCAAGGTATACGAAAGCATTGGCTCGTAGTATGAGCCAAACCAAGCAGGTCAAAGCGGCGGCAGTTCTCAATAACGCTTTCGACAGCACCTACACAGGTGGTGACGGTCTTGAGCTTTGCTCAACCGCTCATACTCTTCTTAACGGAAACACCTTCCGGAACGAGCTTTCAACAGCAGCGGATCTTAATGAGACTAGCCTTGAGCAAGCTCTCATTGATATTGCTGGTTTCGTTGATGAGCGCGGACTGAAGGTTGCTGTTAAGGGGACGAGAATGATTGTTCCAAAGGAACTTCAATTCACCTCTGATCGTCTGCTTGAATCGACTCTACGTCCAGGTACGGCGGATAACGACATCAATGCTCTACGGAACATGGGTATGCTTCCGGAGGGNTATGCCGTTAACCACTTCCTTACNGACACGGACGCATGGTTTGTTCGGACGGATGCTCCTAATGGTATGAAGGGCTTTAATCGGACTGCCGTTAGGACTTCGATGGAAGGTGATTTTGATACCGGCAACGTTAGGTATAAGGCCCGCGAACGCTATGTGTTCGGTTGGTCTGATCCTCGCGGTATCTTCGGATCACCTGGAGCATAAACCGGGTTTGGAGGGGGTTCGTCCCCCTCCATTTCCTCTGGGAGCATATTAGCCCTAGCGACTGTCCCAGCAGACGCTTACGAAGACTCTAGGGCGAAACCTTTCGTAAGGAGGTACTCATGGGTACTACACGTTTTTCAGGACCAGTGGCATATAGCGGTGGGGCAACCCAATCCGCTGGCGGCACATGGTTCACTAATCTGCCAATCCAATCCAATCCTGATTACGTCTTCCAGTATGAAGATTTTATTGGGATTGCGGTGGATGGCACTAATGATTGGACCTATTCACAACTCACAAGTGGCACAGGTGCTATTCTCGCTGATGCCGTTGGTGGATGGTATGAGATTGCTGGTACGGGATCAGATGACACTGGTGCTTCTATTCAAGGCAATGAAATCTGGCAAGCCGAAGCCAATAAGAATATATTCTTTGAAACTCGCATTGTTACGACGGATGCGGATCAAATGGATATTTTCGTTGGGCTTTGTATAAACGGNACATTCAGCGCAACGGTGCCTTTTGCCACCAATGATCAGATTGGTTTCTTGGTTTCTGATGGTGATGCTTCTATTAATGCTGTTTGCGATAATGGGGGTACTGAAACTTCCACCGATACAGGTATTGATTTTGCTGATGGCTCGGTTTCCGGTGGCACAATCAGTGGTGATCGTCGGTTGGGCTTCATTGTGCGTGGAACTGGCATCGTTGAGTTCTATGTTGATCGTAAATTGGTTACAACGACCGCTTCAACTACAACTATTCCAACTACCCAGATGACTACTTGGCTTGCTGCGGTAGCTGGTGAAGCTGCGGCCAATAAGGTTGATTGTGACTATATCTTGACGGTAGCACAACGCACCACGGATGGTATGACCCAGTACGGCAAGCAGCCGTGATAGGTGAGACATGGTAAAAACCAGAACACGGACCACCGCAGGAGAGTTTGTTGGTGACGATCCAACTACGCCTGAAAATGAAGCTTGGACGGAAAAGAAGAAACCAGGACGAAAGAAAAAGGCTTCTTTGGAGATTCCGCCTCCCGGTAGTGCTAAACACAAGTCGATGGTGCTTTCCGGGTTGATTAAAGAATAGGAGATCTCCCATGGCAGATGTAGTGACATCGACCACCATTGTTGATGGTTCACGACAAGCGGTGATGAGCTTTACGTATCAGTATGTTGACGGAGGTAATGAAACTGCCGTTACGAAAGTGGACGTATCTGCGTTAGAATCTAGCACTGATGGGGACGCCTGTACCGCTGTTCGTATTGCAGAGGTGTGGTATTCTACACAAGGTATGACAGTAGAAATCCTTTCTGATGCAACTGTTGATGTCTTTATGATGCATCTTCCATCGGACTTCACAGATCACATAGACATGAGTGCCTTTGGCGGTATTTCTTCTAGTTTGGGAACGAGTCCTGGAGGAGATGTACTGTTTACAACAACAGGTGCCGGTGCCACGGGAGATTCCTACAATGTGGTCTTGAGAATGATNAAAGATTATTGATCATTCTGTGAGGATGGTATGAAAGGTTTCTTTTCTCATGGCTGTGTCGGCATCTAAGGATTTTCAGCCTAATGTAGCAGAATACATAGAAGAGGCTTTTGAACGTTGCGGGTTGGAANTACGCACTGGTTACGATGCGAGAACCGCACGTCGATCCTTGAATTTTCTGTTTGCAGATTGGGCTAACCGTGGTCTTAATCAATGGACCATTGAGCAGGTCACTCAAAACCTTATCGTTGGAATCATTGAATATCCTGTCGGAACCATAACCCTGAGTGTAGCGGCCAGTGGCAGTTTCACTATAGGGGAAACGATTACCGGGGGTACTAGCGCGGCTACAGCGGCGATTATTAC